GGTGGTGTCGGACTCGAAGACCCACTCGCGGTTCTCGGGCTCGCGGCCGTAGGAGGCTGCGGGGGGCTTCACGATCCACGCCGTCTCGGCGGTGATCAGGGTCGTCCCGGAGACGTCCTTCAGCAGGAACGGCAGCACGCCGTCACCCGAGGGGCTGGCGAGGTCGAGGTTCAGCAGAGCCGAGAGCAGGTCGTTCGTCTGGCTCCACTGGCCGAGGGTCACGGTCACCCGGCCGCTCTGGTTCTTCGTCTTCGACCTACACCCGTCGCCGTCGGAGCCGATCATCAACGAGAAGAAGTCCTCGTTGAACTCGGCCGAGACGAACGTCCCGTCGGCGAACCCGTCGATCAGGATGCCGCCGAAGGTGAGGATGACTGATTTCGGATCGTATGTTCTCAGCATGACTTACCTCCTTCAGACCGAGATCGTTCCCGAGATCTGGGTGGCGTGGATCGCCCCTGCGAGCGTCCCGGTGAATGTGATGTCCGGCAGCAGCCGGTTCGCCTTGTCGTTCGTCGACACGTCCGCGACCTTCGGCACCGTCACCGTGAACTTCGGGTCGGGCGAGAGGATGGTCTGGTTCTCGGCGAGCTGGAGGACGGCCCGCACCTCGTTCTCCACCTGGCCCACGCCTCCGTCGGTGTAGGGCACCTTCGGCGCGTTCTTCAGGAGCGTGAAGACGTACTCCTGGAGCCGGGACCGGATGAAGTCGATCCCGCGCACGACGTCGATGAACTCGCCGCCCGCCATCACGCCCTCCTGGGTCATGTTGAGACCCTGGATGAGAACGTAGTGGTTGCAGCTCTTCGTCTTGAGCGTCGTCTCCTGGGTCTCCGTGAAGGTGTCGTAGGGGATGGTGGCCAGGGTCTTGAACTTCCAGGTGATCGAGCCCGGGTCGTAGGGCAGACACCTCCCAGCCCAGGCGCAGTCGTTGAAGTATTCGTCCGCGGCCGAGTGGTAGAACACGGCCGTCCGATAGGCCGCCCCAGCCTGGAGCGCATAGGCGATGTCCGTCGTCGACAACGGGCCGAGGATGTCCGAGTTCTGGGAACGGCAGATGAAGATTTTGTAGAGCGCCTCGACGGCTGGAGATAGCGTCGTCACGATGGTCCCGGAGTTGTGCTCGTTGAGCAGGCAGTACCAGTCGTCGTTGATGAGAGACACGGCCGCGACAGCCTCTGCGACCGTCTCTGTTCCCTCGGGGGTCTTGTCGATGTACTCGATCAGATCGATGTCGACCGGGCGAAGGGTATCCGGCGCCGTTTCGTCCGAGCAGGTCACGACGACCTTCGTCCCCGAAGACCCATCGGCGTTGAGGCTGCCCTCGGTATCGATAGCCGTCTCGATCCCCGTGCAGATCTCCGCGAGGGTCGGGGTGCCGTCGGAGGTATAGGTCAGCGTCGTCCCGTTGACGATCACCGAGTAGTCGGTGTCCGCCAGAACTTGGAGCGGCGTCAGGTCGACGACCTTGGTCGCGCCTTCCACGATATCCCCGACCAGGATGCGAGCGGGCTTCGGGTTCTGCGCGAAGCAAGCCGTCGCCATCTTCACCGGGTTGGACGAGGCCGGGAACCCCGCTGTGACCATCGACGCAGCCGAGGTGTACTCCGCGACTCGAGCTCCTCCCTGCCAGGCCGTCTTGCACCTCGCCATGATCAGCGGCACGCCGAAGCCCACGCGAGTTGGCGCCGAGGTCTCCAGGCTGATGGTCACGGCAACAATATCATTCAAAGACATCGCTTCTCCTCCTATGAGGCGTCGACGAGAATGTCGATCCCCAGTTGTGCCGATTTCAGCTCGGCCTTGTCGATGTATCCGGTGTACTCCGAGAGCGAGAGGGACGCCCCGAAGACGACGTCCATGTTCGCCCGAGAGACGTAGGCATCTCCCACGAGCTCGTCGAGGTTTAGCACGGCCTCGGGTCTCACGACGGCGATGTTCTTCTCGCGGAAGGCCGCGAGCACCGAGGGCAGCGAGAGCGCCGACTGCGCCCGCGCAACGTAGGCCACGGCGTTCAGGTTCGCAGCCCGGGCCGCGGGCATCCCGACATACGCCTGGCAGGAGACCGTGAACATGCACGGCACCCCGACGTCGATCTGGTACTCCTCCCCCTGCGGACGCCCGGAGTCGAACGATAGACGCTCCTCCCATTGCGGGGCGACGGGGTCGGGGCCGTTAATGATCAGCAGCGAGGCGAACGGGTACTCGGGCTGCATCGCGCTCTGGTCGCGCCAGATAGTCTGGAGCCCCGTCGCGTTCGCGAACCACGCCTGCACGGTATCACGAAAAACCTTCAGGTCGATGGGCAGCGCAACCGTCATTGTCCGACCCTCGTGGCGATGGCCTTGTAGTATTCTGCGTAGTCGTTCCAGTTGTCGATCTTCTCGACCTGCCACTCGGCACCGTTCCAGAGTACGATGTCGGGCTGCGTGCGATCCTGAACCGACCCGGTCAGAAGCTCCGAGGTGGTATAGATCCGGATACCACCTCGCAACCTCCGACCTTCGGGAACCTTCTCCAGATCCTTGTCCGTCGCGGTCTGCACCGACGCGCAGATCTCGATCTCCTCCGGCGCCTGCTCCTGGTAGACCCCGTGCTCGTCATAGACTCCCGGAGGCACCCGGCGAATGATCAGCGGGTCCGAGAACATCGGAACCACTGTCTCGATCCCTTGCAGGTTGAGCCTCATTGGAAGTCCTTCAGGTCGACGGAGGCGGCGGTGATCGAGTTCCAGAGCTGGCCTGTCACCCGGAGATGCGCCGGGACTCCGGTGTCGGTCGCGGGGATGCCTGCTTTCAGCGCTTGCAGGATGTCACCCCGGTAGAGCTCGCCGATGAAGAGGAGGGACGTCTCGGGCTTCTTCCCGCTCATCGGATCGAACGTCTGCTTCGCGAGGAGGGCCATCTCCTTCTCGTACTTGGTCTTGTTCTTGTCGAACGTCCCGCGCATGAACGGGCGCTCGGGAGGTCGACCGCCGGCGCCTCCGAACTCGTGGAAGGTTCCAAGCTCGACGTTCGATAGACCGCCCTCGTGAGCCTGGCCCGCGGCAGTCCCCTGGATACCGACAGCGACAGCCTTCCCGTTGCCCAAGCTCTTCATCCGCTTCGAGAGCGTGCTCCAGCCGCGATCCTTGTCGATCACGTTCTTAGGCATCAGCGGATCCTGTCGTCGTCGTAGTCTTCGGTCGAGACGTCTCCGGGGCCTCCTGGGATGTCGTTCATCCCACGGCGGAAGGCGGGCTGCACGGCATCGGAGTCGGCGTCGAAGGTTTCCTTCTCGGAGATGGACTCACCTCCGAACTTAGGCAGGAGCAGAGCACAGCCAGCCGTCAGGTGGCTCGGATCTAGTTCATCGGCTCTCTTCTGGTAAGCTCCAGTGACCTGACCTCCTCCAGATAGCTGGACATCCCCGACCCGGTAGGAAACTTGACTAGCGAACTTCGAGGCGAGGGCGCGAAGCACGAGGGCCGCCGCGAGTCGAACGGTGGGGAACTTCGCCAGCGCGTAGGCGATCTCCTCATCTCGGACGAGGGGGTTCTTCTCGCAGGTATCACCGACGAGAAACCGAACCTCGTCCCGAGTGCTCGACTCGGGGCGCCCTGTGTAATTCCACGACACTCTACTTCTTCGCTTTCTTCTTCGTGACCTTCTTCTTCGCCTTCTTCTTCGTAACCTTCTTCTTCGTGGCCTTCTTCTTCGCGACGGGCTTCGGCTCGGGCTTCGGCTCGGGCTTCGGCTCGGGCTTCGGCTCGGGCTTCGGCTCGGACTTCGGCTCGGGCTTCGGCTCGGGCTTCCGAATGTGAGTGATCTGCACCGCGACCGGAGGGGAGGAAACGACGATACCGGAAGCTGGGGGGTCGGGGATCCAGCGGATGTGTCCCGACCGCTCCCAGATCTTCCGGTTTCGCCATCCTGCCGCTTCGGGAACGGGGTCGCCCGGTCTCAGCAGGACGGACTGACCGCCCCGCTGGACCTTGATCGGTTTTCCTACGACCCAGCTCATCCCGCGACCTATGCGATCACGTCTTCGAAGAACACCCCGAGGTCGGGCGCGACCAGCTTCTGGTCGTAGGCCATCTCACCCTCGACCCGGTCGCTGTTCAGCTCGTCCATCCGGAAGCGCTTGATCCGCAGGCCGTCCTGCCCGGCGCCGAGGAACCCGGACCAGCTGAAGGTGTAGCCACCCGAGGGCAGCATGAGCGACGGACGCGGGGCCGAGTAGACCAGGAGTCCGGACTTGCCGTAGACGAAGTCCATGTCCTCGGGCGCACCCTCGGGGGCCACGTCCTCGACGGCACCGGCGATCAGGACCTCTTCGAGCTCGAGCACCGCGGCGAGCAGCGCCGGGGTGACGATCTTGTCCTTCGTGATCGTGATCCGGTCGAGGAAGTCGGGGTGGTCCTGGATGACCGCCCAGACCTCTTCGCTCATGATCCACTTGTTCGGCTTGAAGCCGGTGGACCGCTTGATCTTGATCATCTTCCCGCGGATGTCGGCGATCGGCGTCGAGTTCGCGGCGTCCCAGAGCGTGCCGGGCGTGAAGTCCTCCGACCAGACGCTCCCGACGAAGTACCTCGCGGCCCAGTCCTTCTCCCGCCGGAGCAGGAGGTTCCGGGTCACGAACTCCGTCGCCTCGCGGTCGGGGTTCAACGGGGCATCGGCGTTCGCACGGATCTGCTCGTCGATGTCCTTGTGGAACGCCTTGACCGTGGCGCGGTAGCTGTCCTGGCCGATCTCGTACCCGCTGCCGGCGGACTCCTGCGAGAGCCCGCGCTCCTTCGCCTCGCTCCTGAACCAGTACTTCTTGTCGTACGTGAAGTACGCATCCGACTGCTTCTGGACCGGGACGTTCGGGAACACCTTCCCTGCGATGAACTCGTTCTGGTTCTGCAGGTAGGCGATGCTGACGTTCGTCAGCGGCTGGTTGATGTGGACGGCTGATGCTGTTGGTTGCGGCATCTCAGTACCTCCCTACACTTTGCCCGCGGGGGCGAGGTTCATGGTCACGATCTGGTCGGCGTCGGTCGCCGCTTCCAGCGCTCTCCCGCGGAAGTAGGCGTCGGAGTCGGACCCGTTGATGACCTCGACCGAGAGACCCAGCGCCGTGAGCGCCGTGCCCG